CCGGCTTTGCCGTTACGGGCGAACTCGTTTTCGTACATGACCCCGGTCTCGACGAATTGGGGATCTTGAACGAGGTAGTAGCTCGAGTCGAAAGGCACCGGCACCATGCGTGGGCCGCTTTCAGGCCGCGCTTGGTTGGGCGCGAGAGGTGCAGGAGCGGGCGGCGAAGGAGCGAGCTCAGAAACGATCTGAGCGCTCTCGCTAGTTGCCAGGAATGCCAGGATCTCGGCTTCTCCCAGGACGATCGAATCAACTAGCGGCGGTACAACCGGCGGCTTGCCGCCCGGTTGGACGATAGGAACCAGCGGAGGAGAATAAACCTCCTGGGCCATGGCCTAGTGCTGCCAAGGACCTCCAAAGACAATCGTAGGAAGACCGAACGCGGCGCCGGGCGGAACAGCGGTCGGACCGGTTTCGGCTGGCGGATATCCACCTTGACCGGGGGTGACAGTGGCTGGGTAGGGTCCGGTAATTGTACCTTGAACCCCGATAATGACCTGACTAGGGGTAGCTTGGGTAGCAGGGGCGCTCATAATAGCACTGAGCTTAGCGGTCCAGCGTCCGGTCGTAAACGACAAACGGTGTCTTCTCGATGACTCCCAATACATGGGTCGGCCGCCTGGGACGCTGCAACGTCATCCTTGCTTTGACCGGCCCGTTGAGCCGGGCTTGGTGAGCGCACATCACCAGCGCGTCAGCTCGGTCCGGACTCCAGGCATTGACCTTTTTAAACTCTTTCTTGCTCTGGATCGCCACCCTGCCCAAACCGGTTGGACCCTTACCGACCAACTGGTAGCGGCGCTGGGTCAATTCTTTGTTGAGCTTCTCGACGTCCATGTTGGGCGAGAGCTTGCAGTAATCGAACTCGATCCATTTGCGCAAGGCCATGTACATCTCGGTATCGATGCCGTCGAACTCTTCGATCGCTTTGTGGCTATCGTCCTCGAGTACCTTTTTATCGGTCGCGCTCATGCCCCAGTTGATCCCGTGGACCAGCGGGCTCCAGTTGGAGAGCATCGCATCGTGAACGCCGGTGCCGTTGCCGGTCCGGTCGACCAGCATCCAGTCCGGATCGATCGCCAACTCCATGCACAAATCGACCACCGCTTCGGCGAGCTCGAGGGTTCGCATCTTGGGCATCGAGTACCACTGGTCTCCCTGGTAACAGTAGCGCGGCTCTTCAAACATCGTGATTTCCTTGACGCCAACCGGCCGCCACCCACTGCAAAGCCCGTAACGGCCCGCAAAGAAAATTACTTCATCGTCGCCCTCAAAGGCTACGTCCAGGCCGCCACAGGGCACGCTGCGGCCGACAAAGACCAGTGTGCCAAAGAGCTGATCTAGGAAACTGATCGGGATAACGGTGTTGGCGACGCCCTCCAGCGGGTACATCCCGCGAGCCATGGTGTAGTAATCAGGGGTGTTGCCGCCGCCTTTCATCCGCAAATTTTCGTAACCGCCGAAGGTCATAAAACCGGGATAGATCTCGCGTTCTTCGACGACGTTCTCTAGGTCGGCCCCGTCGATCCGGACGACTTTCCAGCGCTCTTTAGAGGTCCACTCTTTATCCTCATCGATCACCACCCGGTTCCAGCCTTTGTCCGGCTGAGCCTCGTTGGCCAGCGGCGAGAGCACATTGCGCGGGTTGCAGGCGCACACGACTTTGATCAGGTTAGAGCCCTGCATCGAAAGGAGCATGTTGTTTATCCCGGTCCAGAGCCCGAGAGGCACTTCTTCGGCTTCATCGATAAATGCGCGCACCCGGCCGACTTGACCGAAGACCGGATCAATCGTAGATCGGGGCAGCGGGTGGAAGCCCTGCAGGGCCCCTCTGCCGGTCGCTCCCTGCGGGATACTGATCCGCGAGATACCGGCATGCCGGTTCTTGGTAGAAGCGCCTATAAACCCATCCAGGCGTTCGCCCGGCAGCGCAATAATCGCCGCCTCATGCAGCATGTTGAGAGTCGAAAACACATTAGCTTTGGCATGTCCGGCCGAAGTACTGATAACTTTCGAGTTGGTGTAAAGTGGATCTTTCAACCAGTCCAACAGGAACCATGCTGCCGTGGTATAAGTTTTCCCCGCCGATCCACAGCCTAACAGAATCAGTTTGGCTTCGGCTTCAATCGCGCGGAAGATTCGTTTCACACTTTGGGGTCTGGCGTCGAAGAGATCCACGCCAAAGAGAAAAGCAGCCGCGGCCACCAACCGATTGGCCCGCAAAAGTTGGGCAAGGATAGCCCAGAGATACGCGTAGGCCTGCTGAGTAGTCTGACAACTGGGTTCTAGATAGCGCACGACCTCCAGTTGTTCTTCAGGGGTTCCCCCTCCGAGGCTGCGCCTTAGCTCGTCGAGATTCATGATAGAGGCGATTGTTGCGTTCTCTGTGGCAGGTGCGGCAGACGCGCTTGCCGTCTAGTTTGATGCGAAGATTGTTACCGCTAAACGGATGACCTCGTTTGCAATGGCTTTTAAAGGGAGGTCCGTTCAACTTAATCAATGGCGAACGCCGCATATTTTCTTGATGTGTGACAAGCTCCAAATGGCTCGGATTGACACAGGCCGGGTTTCTGCACAAATGGTCAAGCTCTAGTTCGTCTTGGATCCGCCAACAAAATTGCTCATAAGCAAAAACATGAGCCAGAACGTTTCCTGAACCCAGGTGGAATTGGCCGTATCCGTGATTGTTCAGTGAAGAGGTCCACACCCAACAATCGTTATGAGCATCGAAAGGCTCCTGAACCTTGCTCCAAAATCTATCGCAGATATCCATCACAGCTTACGTGTACCATTGCGGAATTCGCTGAGCAGCTTTTCCTCAACCTTTTTGGCGACATTGGTGCGCAGCATATCGATGATCGCACGCCCGCGCTCATCCTCCAGCGCATCAGAAAGCCCTTTCTGGTAGCCCTGCTCATAGCCTTTGAGGTAACCGCCATTTTTGCCGCGAACGTAGGAATAAGTGCAGCCGAAAAAGGTGCAGCTAAAGAGCAGGAAAACACCGATGCAATCGCTGAAGAGTTCGTAGCTCATAGTTCACCCTTCTGGCGATCCCCTTCGATCTGTCCGGCGACATCACGGAGAATTTCCGGCACGCGCATGGCCACATCCAATGGCAGCTGGCAGCTGAAACCGGTGCCCTTATCACCCTGGATCACAATCAGGATCACGCCCTGGGCGTGGGTTTCGTCGCGCACCTTAGTGCAGAGATCATCATACTTGCCAGGACCAAAAGCCATAACATTATTTTGGGATGAGACTAAAGACGGCCTGGATCGCTTTGTCGCGATCATCATAGAGCGCCGCAAATTCGTAGACCACTGCGCGCTGTCCGTTGTCGTCCGGCGGCAGCTGAACGGCCGTAAAAACGATGTGGCACCGTTCACTTAATTCCATGGCATAGCCCCGCGGATAATGGTCTTCCTCGCCAGTGGGCTGGAGCGCAGCTTGGTACAGGACCCGGTGCTCGCTCATTCTGCCCTTGGTCGCGGTCTGATGCAGCCATTCCAGCGCTTTACTTTCGGCTTCGGCATTCATTCGTTGTAAGCGCTTCGATAGGGCTGCGAACCCTCCGATTCACGCTGTTTTGATATGAACATCGATTGAGTGGTTTCACAGTTTTTGCAGCTAAAACCCAGATACCAACGTCCAGTGTCCGCGAACCACTGGCCTGTAACCGGGCCGTTGTGGACTCCACAACCAATGCAGACAAAGAAACGCACCGGCGCATTTTCGTTTGGTTGGGGATAGCTCACGGCAATTTATTGTGAAATTTCGCGTGGCAGTTGCGGCAAAGCACAATTAGATCTTCGGGTTTTTCCCAACCCCGATGCTCATAAGTTCGGTGATGAACCTGTAAAGTTTCGCCTTTTACGTCGCAAAGAGCGCAGCATCCTTTTGCCGCTTCAACCGCTTGGGAACGTTTCTCGCGCCAATGCCTGCTCTCTAAGTACTCGCTATAAGGAACCTCCATCAGATGAAAGTAGGTTAACAGTTCCAATAAATACGCGGCATCCTCGACAGCCGCGAGGCCTGCAGGCGGCTCCTCCTCATTAATGGGTCGGCGGGTGATCTTTCGATAGGCAAACGCCAATTTGTAAATGGCATCATAGATAAACTCCCAACGCTCAGGAGTTAACTCACGATCAAGATCCTGTGGAGTCATGGCTTGACCTCATCTGGAAATACCGGATTTTTCCATCCTTTGGCAATTGTGTTATCGATCAAATCGGTGGCTTCTCGGACCGATTTCATCTGCTGGAAGCGATTCATAAGCGAATTGAATTGTAATGGACTAAGGCATTTACCATGGCTCTCCTCGTAGTATTTCAGCAGCTCCTTGATCGCGGTTTTAAACGAATTTGAAACCCAAATGCCGCCCAAACGGAAAGGGGGATTTCGGCGATCGATGAAG